GTCGGGCCAGAGCGAGGAGAAAGGAGAAAAAACCTCGCTCCAGCCCAAAGAACGAAAGACTATTCGGCGCCATCCGCATCGTTAACCCAAGTGCCAACCTCGGAGAGCACTATCCATTCGGTAGCGTTGACCGCCACCAGCGTAACGGACTGTTTGGCGGCATCAGTGGCACACATATAGTATTGCCCTGCCCCGCCGCCATTGATGGTATCATCGCCTGTGGCTTTGATAACCAAGTTGATATTAGCTCCAGCTTCCACATCGCAGAAGCTAAATACCAAACCAGCAGCTGCTGCGGGCAAGGTAAATATTGCTACGCCGGCATCGCCGTTATTGGTGATTACCGCGCCGCTTTGTGTGGCCTCTATAGACTCGTCTGCTGTATAATCAGCTACTGCATAGGCGAAATTTATCAGATTGTCGCCGGATAAGCTGATACCCGCCGTGCCTGCATTGAGCGTAATTCCGCCGGCTGCATCAGAGGCTACCAATCCTATGGCATCGGCCGCAGCCTCAGCACTGTCGATAGATATGCCACCTTCAACATCGAGGACATACTCATCGCCGATGGTCGCGGTATAATCACCTGCTGCTGCTCCGGTAGCGTTTATGGCTACCGCCCCGGCGGAAGATGTCAGGGTAATGCCTCCAAGATCCGTAAGCAGATAAATTGAGGCTGCTCCGGTTCCGGTATCGTTGAAAATTGTAATACCGGAGGACGTACTTCCATCAGCCATAATATTAATGGCATCCGCCGCATCCAAACCGGACCATAATTCAATACTACCGGCATCGCTGAGTAATTGCACAGAAGCTGCCTTTTCAGTAGTGCTGGTTCCCTGGTCGTTATAGATGGTGATAGTACCCGTAGCGCCGCCGTCATTGGTGATATTGATGGCATTAGCTAAATTTGCTGTTGACCTCAATTCCACACCGCCGGCGGTTGACAGGATAGCTACCGAGGCAGCGCCTTCCGTAACCGATGTACCTTGATCGTTGTTGATGGTAATAGCTTCGCCGGTTCCACCACCGCCCGTGGTATCAATGGCAATAGCCGCAGCATCGTTTTCCGTGGCCCGCAAAGCCAATGAGCCACCAGAGTTGGAAATAATAATATCTTCACCAGCCTCACCAGTAGTCGTAATGTCAATGTCGGCTAAAGAAGTAATCTGTATGCCACTAGCAGCACCGGAAGTGATAACAATACCATCGTCCACAGAGGCTTCTGTAGAGGTGATATTTACCGAACTGCCCGTAGCCACGATGTCGATGTCTTCACCAGCACCGGCTCCGGCAGCGCTAATGTCAATTCCGCCTATAGTAGAGGAAATGACAATGGAAGTGGCAACCGATTCTCCGGCGGTGATATTGACAGACCCGTTGGTGCAAGCCAAATCCAAATCTGAAGCAGCAGCGCCGTCAGCTGTGATATTAATGCCGCCAGCGGAAGCGTTCAGGACAATAGCATCTTCTATGTCTTCGGCAGCAGTAACAGTGATTGAAGTGTTAGAAGCCAAATCTAAATCTTCTCCAGCCACAGCGCCAGCAACGGTTAGGTCCATACCACCAGCGGAGGTAGAAACCTGCAAGGCGTCCGCGCCAGTTCCAGTAGAACTTACTACTAGACTGGCATCAAAAGCCCCGGCAACACTGATAGTCAAATCTTGGGCCGCACCTGTACTGGTTAAAGTAATACCAGAGGCCGCAGCATCGAAGGTAATATTGCCTACGCCCGTCAGGTCATCTACCGTACCCATAGCCAAGGCGTTGACGCCTAAAGTCGAACTCAGGGTAGCGGTATTGGCGTTAAGATAGACGCTCAAATCTTCGCCGCCATCGGTGAAGGTAAAGTAACCATCTGTGGCGTTAGCGATTGTGCCGCCGTTGGTCAGAGATAGACTGACAAATGTGCCCACACCAGCCTTAGTAACCGTCCAAGTGCTATCTGAGCCGAGAACATCTGCGCCCGTGCCGTTGCTGTCGAAGCTAAGCAAAGCTCCAGTTCCGGCACTGACAATAGTCTGAGCCACAGCACCAGCCGTATCCTGCTGGTCAAGAGCTAAGACGACATTATTGGCCGCATTGGTGGCCGTCAAAGCCACAGCACCGGCATCTACCGTAATGGTTATGCCACCATCATAAGCCGTATCCAAATCAGTTATACCGGAAGCACCGGCAGTCAGGTCCACCCAAGCGCCATTGGCATAGACGTACAGATTATCATTGTCGCTATCATAATACATAACGCCTTCGGCTACTGTACTTGGGACCGCCGAACGCGGAGCGATATAGAACCACTGCACGCCCGCCGTGCCTTCGAGGTAGGTTTCGACTTCTTTTAGGAAATTGAAGCCCACATCCTTTTGGGCATTGCCGCTCCACCAATAAGAGGTGGGTTTTTGCACATCATTTACAGAGGTAGTCATGGCTGCGTATATGGGCGCTATTAAACACCCAATACCTAGTCCTATGACCACACAGAAAAGAAACTTTTTGAGACTCATGTTCAAACTCCTAAAATCCGTACCGACATCCTCATACCAAACGCCGACCCAGCGAAGGACGAGTTGTAGCGGAACGCAAATACTAAAACCTGCCCCAATGGCGGTTCCTTGAGGGATATAAATTTCCGCCAGAATAGTGCCATCGTTGGCGCTGGGTTCCGTGGCTTTAGTTATCAAACTTGCCCTAACTGCTGTAGTGCCGACCACGGCGGTCGTTATCAGAATGTTCCACCAAACAAATCCAAGGTTTTTGTAGGCGGTGTTCGCAAAGTCAAGAACATTAGTGCTTATGGCACTGGCCTTGACATCCTGATTGTCAGAAAACTCCAATTTTGAATCAATCAAACTCATGGTAAATCTCCCATAAAAAGGGTTACTTTTGTACTAGGCCACTACTTCCTCAGTATTGAGGATGATGTTGTTGTCCAACCTCCTGCAAGGCACTCCGCTAAAGGTCATGATGGGCAAACCGCCAAGACCTTCAGAGGTTGACCAGTTGACATTGCTCTTGTCTTTGAGCCTGATCTGGCCTTGCGTGGCAATGGTTTTGTTCATGTAAATCCTGGTTCCTGGGCCTTCAAAATGCCCAAGATTAAGCACTTCAATCAACTTGTCCTCATCAAAGGTGTATTTGCCTGACCCGCTGGTTATGTCGATATTGGGCACTCGTCCGATGGCCAGTTCGTCTTTGACTGCCAAGCCGACATACCACTTGAACTGGGTAACATAGGCATAGAACTTATTGTCAGAAGCATCGAGACAAGGTTCTGTACCTTTATCTACTGTGGACAAGCCAAGTTTGCCACGATTGGCAGCCCCAGAGGGATAGATGCAATAGGCCGTATTGCGGCCCCAGTTGACCACGTAAATCGAGGTCAAAGTGCTGGCAGTAGTGCCTCCATTGTCAACCACGGTCGTCAGGCTGAGAGCAGCCAGTCGTTGTTGCAGACCTACGATTTCTTCGGGGGCTACGACAGCCGAACCTTCGGTAGTTCCCCAGATAAGGGTTTTGGCAAATTCCTGGGACAAACCTTCGACAAAGGCTAAATCTTCGTTCCGCCGGAATTGAACAGGATTGGGGGCATTATCAACCAAAGCCTCGTCAATCTCGCTGCGGGCTTCCAGCAAGGCCGTAGGTTCGACCGCGACCTGCTTGCTGGCCGCTTCCTTGGCCACGCCACTGTTCACTTTGCGCCAAGTGCCATGCGGAAGGGTAGCTCGGCGGGCCACCTTTTCGGACAATATCTGGTTACATTCGTACCAGGGAATGTCCTCCAGGATTCGGCCCTGATTAGCGTTCATCACCTCGGCAATGTCGATCATGCCTGTCTTCGGCTATTTTTTCCTTATAGACTTCGTAAAACGCTTTCAAAACGACAGGATCGTTGTCAATGCCTTTGGTCTTGAAAAGTTCCCGCAAGGCCGCTGTGCCATAAACCTCAAAGGCTTTCACTACTCCGGCCATATTTTTCTCAAAACTTGCACCCCATTCCGTTTTCAGAGCATTGCCGGCCTTGATTACGGCTTCTTTTTGGGCTGCTTCCTCTTGTGCTTTCAGTTGAGTTTGGGTCTCTTGGTTGGCCTTGAATAACTTTGTCTGCCAATTATTATAGAATCCTACAGCAACATCCATTTGTTCTTGATTCCAGCGAGCTTGATGAGCCACATCTTTGAATTGTTTTACGGCTTCTTCGTCCCAACCCATACCCTCCGGCAGATCCGCCGGTTTTTCAATCTTGTAATCTTCAGCTTTCGCGGGCCTGCCAAGTTTGGTATAAATAGAATCATATTGTTTCGTTTTTTCCTCCGGCGAATCATCATCTTTCGGCAAACTGATAGACCGCCCTCGAAGTTGTTCAAGATTTACATGGCCTTTGAGGGCTTCTTCGAGCGATTCATAACGACCCAAGACCTTTATTGCGCCATCATCTAGATCGTAATCGTTGGTCCAATGGTCCTCGCTCAACTTTGCCTCGTCTAACAAGCCTGTGGTTCCTTCGTCAGCCATTGATTTCTCCTTTATTCTATTCTCAAAAGGTTATCAACTATTTGTCGCATATTCTGAATCCTGCCGTCAGGATAACGTTTGATGATTCCCATTAGATTCAATATGCCGATGGCCTGATTATGTCGGTGCATATCGCCTTCCTCGCGTATCAGGTCGAAGACTGAGGAATGGTCCAGCATATCCGCCAGGACTTCGCGCCCCGTATGGCTGTTGAAAGTGGCCCGGTAAGAGGCCGCCAATTTCTTCGGCGGCTCAAAGCGGTTTGAAATAGCTAGAGCGGCCTGTTGTTTTTCGTATGGTCCTTGCGGTTCGGGCATTTTACTTTCCTGCTCCTATCATGGCGGCCAGTGGAGATGTCGGGTCGGTTTTTTTCTGGATGCTAGGAATTGTCTTAGCTGCTTCCTGTAACATTTGGGCCTGCATCTGTGCTTGCTGAGCCATCATTCGCTGCTGCCTGATACCGGCGACTTCTTCATCACTCTTGATTTCTTCTTCCGGCCAAGAACCGTCTCTGGCTATGCGGGTGGCAGTTTTATCAAAGTCAAAATAATCCAATACTTGGGGAGCCACGGCAAACAGCGGTTCCAGTTGGCCGATGACTACTTGCGTGCGTCTTATCTCACGCTGCTGGCGTTGGGCGCGTTCCAGTAGGCCGTTATATTCGACTTCTATGCGTCCATTACTCTGTTCCAGGACTATATCCGGCGGCTGGTCAATCCAGTTATTGCGCAGGGCGATGTCGAAAATCCGGTCGTGGTGGGCATTGAACAGGTCGTTATTGAGCCTGCCTATCTTGGGGGCCAGCATGATACCGCGTTCATTGGCCCGCTCTACGACTTCCGTAGCCGTAAGAGTTTTTTCCGTTCTGGCCAGCATGAGGAAGAAATCAACATTGAACCAGCGGTCGATGGCGGCGGCGGCCCGATCCTCGCGGTCGGCCCCGTAGGGGTATTTGATGTCGGTATTGATAGGCTCCGGTTTATGTTCCGGCCTGTGGCCCCAAGTGAATCCGCCAGGACCGATATGTACCTTGCCTCTCATTTCAGCATGGGCATACATGGGCGGCTCTACAGAGAGATGGCCAGCCCGGAGCATGACTTCGGTTATGGAGTTTATGCCAAATATATCCACCAAGGCAAAGCAACCTAAGCCTACGCCATAGACACTGCCGGGGCTTTTGGCAAACCGCCAATAACTAAAGGGTTTGGAAAAGTAACCGGCGATCCGCAGAGGTCTCTGCTTGTCTTCCGGGACTTCTTCCTGAATATAAACACTTATCCATTCTCGGTCGGGCAAGTCTGTAATCCCGGCGAATATGCGGTCGGAGCGTTTATGGCAGACGTGTATGAATTTGAATCTTTTCAGCGGGTCTTTTTCTATGGCCTTTTGCAGAGGTTCGCTGAGTAATTCTTTATCGAAAGATTCGCCGGCATTACGCGCACTAAGTGGGTAATACCGATAGAAGGTGTCCACATTACTGCCGGAGTCTTCATCGACATAAATTTCGCGGGGATGAAAATTAAAACAAGCCAGACCGTTGCCTTGGGCATTTTCCTCTATCCAACTTGGGGCGTCGCCTATGCTGCCGGCATCACGGAAGATAGGTCCAAGATGGGAATAATAGTTACTGTTTCTCATCAGGCCGTAGATGACTTCTTCCACACCCTGGAGCCATTTGCGGACTTGAACATTCTTGTCCAGCTTCTTATTGCCCATGCGGTAGATGAACCAGTCGAGACTGGAAGAAACCAGGTGTCCTTGCATACCGTCGGCCCAATTTTCCAGGGCTTCCTGGGGGGCGGCATTGAAAACGGTCAGATTGGGCTTTTTGCCTTGGTCGGATATTTCCGTATCGTCCCATAAAGACAAATCAGGGCGGAGAAGTTGAATTACTTCGCGGCGAAGATTTTCCCAAGGTTTGCGGACATCCTGCATGGCCGAGAATCTGGCTGAAAGCCGTTTATAAAGATTGTTTTCGGATTCCGGCATTTATTCTCCCAGTTTCAATTTCCCAAACAGTTTAGGATTAAGCAGGGCCGGGGATTCAAAAAGCAATCCTCGGCTCACTAGACTGGCACTTCTGGCCATCGCCCTCTTGCGGCGGATAATTTCTTCCAGTTTACCGCCGGTGGTTTCTGCCGGTATCATGGTCGGGGGTGGCACTCTAGGTTTTGAACCGCCGCCAAACATTATACTGCCTCCTCTCTGGTGGTGGCCTGAGCAGGTTTGTCCCTGCATCGAACACACGTTTTGATACCTGCTCACCTGCTATTTCGTATATGGTTTTCACGATTTCGTTTGTTTTATGGTTTATAATCCTGGTTTCGCGTAAAATACCATCTATTAAAATACCCTCTCTCAATTTTACCTCCAAACAATGTTTGTCTTTTTCTGCCTGATCACGCTGCTTTCGCAAGACCTCGTTTTGACATTCCAGAGCTTTTATGTATTCTCTGTCTTTCTCATTGTTCCGGAATCTCATATTCTTTTCCTTCCGACTTCAAGCATATCCGCATGGCCCGGTCCATACCTGGTCAAACTGTAGGTCAGGGGGTTGTAATTATCAGCCGGCGAATAATCCTCTACGGCCCGCAAGGGGGCTGGATAGCCGATGCGGACATTGTTGACCAGCAGTTCATAGCGGTAGGTCATGGCTAGGACTCTGAAAGCGGAACTGACATGTTCCGTCCAATCTCGGATGGGATGTTCAAAATATATGGGCCTATCGGTGGTGGAGAGGTTGTTGTTTATCTGCCGTCTGAAACTGCGCATAGCTTCGATGCCTTCTTCGCACTTGGGCTGATGGAATTGGCAGAGGTAGAGCAAATCTCTGACGGCGGCGATGGAATCTTTCAAGTCGTACTTTTCATTGACTTGAAAATCTATGCCTAATTCATGTGCGGTATCAATTAGGTATTTGCCGGTTTGTATGTTTTTGGCATTAGGGCCTTTGACATCCCAAGGTGCGAAATGATGGGCATAGACATAAGGTTGGCGTTGCAACATAGCGGCATGTTCGGGTAAACCCAGTCCTTTGGAATCATAATAGAAGTCGATAATGCGGATATGGTCTCGGACAAACTGAACGAACCAGATGACGGTATGGACATGGCCTATATCCCAGAAGGTATAGACTTTGGCTGTAGGTTCGTAGGGATAGAAACCTATCTGGCCATTGAGCATGATGGCGTTCATTTCCTTGCCGAAGTAGGTGCTTTCGCCGTAGTCAGGCAGTTCGCCCATGATGCGAACGCGATATTCATTGGAATTTTCACCATATTTTTCACGGAGGTCTTGTTCATATTGGCGACCAGCGACGCCGGGTATGAGTTCCTGGCCGGTAATAAAGTTAGGGGTATCTTTGACGGCGATGGCTATTTGGTTCCACCCGCTTTCCGGCTGGAAGCACTCGGCGAAGTTTCCTTGCGGACTGGTGGGGTTGCCTATAACCAGCCAACGGGTAAAACCAGAAGTCAAGAGGTGCTGTGCGGCCTTCCAGAGTTGGGGCATGATCCCGGCAGCCTCGTCAAAAATAACCATTACGGAATCATTGTGATAGCCTTGAAAGGCGGTGGCTTCGAGCGTAACCGTATCAGGTTTGGCGGCGAAGCCCAGGGCGTACCATTTCTTGCCTATTTCGTCCTGAAGGTCTAATTTACACCGGCTGATTCGTCCGCCCAGTGGTATTTTAGCGTTGGAATGTGCTTGACGAATTTCACGCCAGAGAATTTCGATTACTTGACGAAATGTGGGACTGGTAGTTATTACCGTGGCTGGATTATGGCAATAAAGAAACCATAAAGCCAACCTGGCAGCACAAAAAGTTTTTGACACGCTATGCCCCGCACGGACGGCGGTGCGTGGATTGTCTCTAACGCTTTCGGCGATCTCCGCCATTTTGCTCCAGACATGGCCAGGGGCCACGTCCAAGGCTTCGGTCAGGAACCTGATAGGATTGTCTCTCCAAATCTTCCGGCGTTTAGAGAGGCTCTGCGGGCTTATGGTTTCTAGCGGCATCTATTTCGTCCAGCGAGTTAAAGGCAGATGCAAGGGTTGTTATGGTCATCGAGCTTTCTACTTTTTCTGTCCACATTTTCAGGTGTTTGCCTAGAAGTTCCAGGGCGGCATGGGCGGTTTTAGGGTCTTTGCGATAAAGGGTAATTGAACCATCTCGCCTTTTATATTCCTTGATTTCCAAACCGTATTCGGCCATCTCTTTTAATTTTCCAAGAACGTACCTAGCGTTGATTCCTAATTCAGCCAAGAGTTCATTGTTCAATTCTTCGAGCCGTTCCTGGATTTGAGGAAGGGCCAGCAATTCCTTCGCTTTTTTGCCGGCCACCGAAGGTTTGTAGCCAACACTGATAGCCGCCTGCTTGCCATTAAAATCCTTGACGTAGGATTGCGCGAAGCGTTCATGGCGGATTTTACTCAGAGGAGGCATCTTTTAATTCTCCGAGACTTTTAGCATCATCAGGTTTATCCTGCGGGTTCTGATTTGCCGGAGCAAGCACTGGACAAGCGGACTCAGGTTTATTTCGCAGACACCACCAATTTCGCCCGCGCCATTCTCGATAGCCACAACTACTAGCTTGCTTGTTCGGACAAGGACAAGGCTGCATCTTTGATTAAGCTCCGGCATTTTCGGTTCTCAGAAAACCCTTGGGGCCTGGGACTTTATTTTCTTGGGGAACATTGCTCCGTTGGCCCCTTGGGTTATCAACTTTCAAGAAAAACCATAAGCAAAACAGACAGGAAACTTATCAGCCATCCAAAAAAAAACCAGAGACAATTTGCAGGGGAGTTATTTTTTGCCAGTAGAAATACAATTTCGCACCTATTTCGGAGGCGGGGTGGCCAACAGCGTTTTCCGGCCCTTCACTGACGAATAAACGCTGATAGCTACCAACAGAATCGCACCTATGCCGTTGGCGGCTTGACCGGCCAAACTTTGACTTTCCAAAGAATCCATACCCAGTTTAGCAGCCAGAACCCAGGCAATTCCGCGAGTTACCAAACCAATGACCCAAGCTATCAAAACTTTGTTGTCCATCTTAAAAGCCTCCCAAGCGAGTTTAAGAAAACCACTAAAGACTCACGCCAGCAGCCGCCAAAGCTATGGTCAAGAGTATCTTCATCAGGCCCATTAACGCCGCTTTCCCCAAGTCGTTCTGGGCCTTGTTCTCTACATTCGCCGCCTGCCATTCTGAATTGATCTTTCCCCATTCCGTCAGTAAATCTGAATTTGGCAGTTTTTTGAGAACATCGGTATAAGCCGTATAAATATCCCCGGAAATGATCTTGGAAAGCCAAGCCTGAAGTTCCTCGGCCGTCATCGACAGAAACGCCGGCCCGTAAGTAACAGCCCAACTCGATAGCTCCGGAGGTAGTTTCCCTTTTAACTCGTCTAACATCATGCCAAATTCCTCTTTTTGTAGGCGAGGTAGGCGCAATCCCGTTCACAAAATAAACCGCCTTTTTCTGGTTTGAAAACATAAGCGTCCAATTGACGCAGACATCCGTTGCACCTACTCCTTTTAGGCGGCGCTAGTTGGTATTCACCTCGTAGGGGTTTGTTAACCAAGGCCATTTATTACTCCTTTCTGTCCCTGGCATCACGAAACCGCTGCCATGTCGCCGCCTGCAAATTCAAGGCGTTGACCATCTCTGGCTGGCTCAGTGTACCTTGGGTCGCTCTAAGGGCCGTCTCTTGCGACAAGGCCGCCGTACGGTCCAGCAAGTCAGAATACTCGCTCGACATATAAACGCACCCAGACATCAAAATTATCAAAACAATCATCACCCCAAAACAACCAATATTCTTTGCCATTACAGAACCTCCACTTTGACCATATCCCCCATCTACCCCCATGTTATACACTTCCTAATTCCCAAGTCAAATAAAAAATCCAAAAAAAAAATTAACCCTAACGCTAAATGTTACCTCACGCCTTTTGTTACACTATATATGCTACACACAATATATAGTATGCCCCAAAATTTGTTATTTGCCTAATCTTAACTTGCGAGACTGTCTTTCTGTCAATAAAATGTCTTTTTTGCCGCCGTTACATTCCTGGCAAGCCGTTACAAGGTTGGTTTCTATAGATTTACCACCATTGCTTTGTGGATTTATATGGTCAACAACGAGTTTTGCTCCGTCTTGAGGTGTTTTTCCGCAATATTGGCATGTAAAATTGTCTCTGGCAAGTATGTTAAATCGCAAAGATAAATATGCCGGTTCTTTAGCAGGCGAAATTTTACGGCGAAATCTGGCTGCCTCGCCTCGGCATTTGTCCGAACAGTATTTCTGCCCTGGCCTACGGATTTTAGTGGATGTCGAAATGTACGAATGGCACATTACACATTTCGGTAAGCCTATTGTAAAATCTATACCTGGAAATTCATCCCGTCTTTTTAACATCTAAAACTCCTAATTTTGGCCTATAAACGATTATTTTATGGTAAGTGGTCCCCATCCGCCTTGTCAAGAATATTGTTTCATCCTACGCAATCCTGGACAGCCTACAGCAATCGTAGTACCAATGCTAAGACTACTAAACATCTATTTCCCAAAAATCCCCCAAAATTTCCACGGAGGGGGTACTATAATGCAAGTCGGGGGCCGCAAACCTGGGGGTGGGGGGGGGCCTCGGCTGGGAAAGCATGCTTTAGTATTTGGTAAGCTGGAGGGTTTGGGTAAGATAGGCAGTCTATAGGGCCTGTGCAGTGGCTACATCGTCATCTTGCGACCAATCTGTAAGCGGAACTGCTTGCGGTACTCAGCGTCATTGTTGGTACAGAATAGGTCAATAAGTAGCTTCTTGAGGATACGGCGTTCATTATTGATTATCTCAATCCGTGATGGTTTCTTTGCGGTTGCTTCCATTTGTAGTACCTTCCGATGCGAAAGTTTTGTTATCTTTGTCTTTAGATTCTGCATTATTCGCTCAATAATAGGGGTTGTCGGTAAACATTACCGCGCCGTACTTACTTGACTATAACATTTTACATAAAATACTGCATTACAGCGATTGGAAAACACATACCCATACGGGCCCACCTATTTCTCTCGCAAGGGCACCGCTAGGCCCTACTACGCCAGCCAAGAGCAGACGTAGCGGCATAGTCAGAGCGTGTGTGGCGGTATCCAGCCGCGATGTGTGCGTTGCAAGCTGGCGATCCAAGACTCGATGGGCTTGCTTATGGCTGGATTGGCGATGAGCTGTGCCAACATGGTCGTGGCCTGGACAAGCTGGCTGTTGTGGGCTGGGGCTTCGAGCCGTCTGGAGTCGATGAAGGCGTACAGGCTGTCGGCGATGGTTGCTAGTTGGTTACACGCTGGGAGTAGGCTCTGGGTTGACTGCACGAAGGTATCGTACTCTATCTTGCCTATATTATCTAACGCATCCAGGCGGGAAATTGTCTCGAGATTGCTCGCATCAGATCGAGAAACATCCCGACGAAAACCCCCAGCACCATGAAAGCCGCCCACCACATCACAAGGCTCAACGCCGACACCACTAATACGCGTAATATCGCTAGAAACCGTGCTTCTACCATCTTTTCTCCCTTCTATAATTTGCCCATTGTTAGCCGTTGTTAGCTCAGATTGCAACTCGTCCTGAGACGTCTTTAGCTGTTTTTCGCGTTTTCGCCTGCGATAAAGACGTTTTGCTATTCTCCAATAAGTTCTAGCTGAATCATCCTGACTTGTTTTTTCGTTTTCCGTTTCCATACTAAAAGGGAATAAGGTCGCCTTTCATCAGCGAATTAGGATTGAAAGCGTCTTGATTGATTACTGTTTTTTGCAATCCTTGAGTTATTATACTACCAAGAACCCCCCTATCTTCCGTAGGTTCCTTCCCCCGTTTTTGTTCGCATTTGGCCAAGATTGTTTTGATGCTGGCTGGCGATCCATTTTTGATTCTGTCGAGATAGCACTGGTAACAGAATTGCCTGCAGGTTCCGGCTTTGTGTAGGCAGATAAAACAGGTTTGGGGATTGCAAAGTTTAGCGTCGTGGAGTATTTGCCGGGCCTTGTTTTTGGCGTCCAGGTCGTTTGGGCTGACATAAGCTATCCAGTGTCCACCTCGTCTATGGGTATAATCCTGGCAATGGCGGTGTAGGTAATCCTGGCTCGGAACCATCCATTCGCCGTTTTCGTTTAGCTTAGCCAGCCATTCATAGGTTTCCATGTCTCCAATATGTCCTTTGCCATTTTCGTCTAATCGCTCACATATAAAGCAGATATAAGAGAGTTTTTTCGGGATTCCGCGTTGCGGGCTGTCGGTCTGCCAGTCTTTGAGCAGGTCTAGGAAGTCCGGGAGTGGCGGTTCTATCCTTTGCCCACCTTTGATCTTATAGAAACGCTCTACGCAAGCCAGGGCAGCTCCCAGGCCGTAGGGCAAGAGAATATCAGCCCATATAGCCTCTTGATCGGTATTGGCTGTCCAGCGGGGCCATAAAGACTTGAGTCTAGCTATCACCTTTCCTGTATCTGCTTTATTCATAGTATTTTCCCTGCCTTTTTGAGTTTATCACGTTGTTCGAGTCTTTCGGTTATTGCTGCTGCGTCCTGTTCGACGGTTAGCCTGGTTGGTAGAGCCTTGGCTTCCCGGATTCGCCTGGTAAGCCAGTTATTGATGGTGAGTTTATGGTTTCTGGTTTTAACTTCTTTGGGATGCTGTAGCAGATAGTCCTCCAGCTCCAATATCATTTCGTCTATGGCGATTTTAGTATGTTTTGCTAACAGCCAGTCATAGTCGGTCTGTGTTAGTCTGACAGCTTGGCAACTATCGAAAACTAAGTAGGTCGGTACAGGAGGATTACCATAATCCGACCCCATTACTATACTATCCTTTCCTTTAACCAATCCTTTAACAGAAAGAAGGGATTTACTGCTATTGTAGGATTCCGGTAGGTCTATCGTACTGCTATCGTAATTAGGATATTTACTGGGACGTGGTTTCTGGATATATTGCAAATCTTTCCAATTGGGGATAGCTAGATAGTAAGTGTCATTGACGGCGTACTTTATGATAGAGCCTACCCGTACCAGTTCTGTCAATAATAGACCGATCTTTACCTTGTTACTGGGGAAGATTAGGCTCCTGATGAGTACCTCATCCCATTCACCCCTTCCCTCATCATCACAGTAATTATTGAGACCTAAAAGTAAAAGTCGTGCCCACGGCGACAGTTGACGTACTCTTTTCCCTGCCCAAAACTCTGGACGGAGGCTTCTAATTCGCATTTTTACCTCCCTTCAGATAAATATCTAACAAATACCGTTGAATTTCAGACGCCTGTAATCTTTTCTTCTGCCATCGCGGGTCTTTCAGCTTTTGCAGGTATGTTGTTGAATTGGTCATAGTCGGATCCTAAAAACAGGCCAAGCCCGAAACAGATGACTCAGACATACGGTTAAGGCATGTTTGACTGTCCGGGCCTGGCATTTTTCGGTATTGGTGATATTCCGTTATCCGAGTCATAACGGACATGGTACGTGGTCTCATCCTGCGTGTCAAGCATCTTTTTATATTTTCTTCGGGGCGTTACAGGTTTGGCAAGGGGTTTGACAGCTAATCAAACAAACCAAACTGAAAATTAACAGGGATTCTTGTCCATTTGTGTTTATTACATTTTGAGCAAGCGACTCTTATATTTCGGTAAGAATGTTCTCCACCTTTAGACAATGGCCAGACATGGTCCATTTCCCATTTATCGCATAGGACTTTCTGACCGCATAAATAGCATTTTCCCTTACCCCTGGCATATATCTCTCGCCTGTCTAAAACAGGTAAATGCCGACGATATAAGGCTCTATGTCGAGCTACATATTTTTTGCCAGTCTCATATCGCTTAATTCTTCTCCATATTACAGCCTGATCGTCTTTTGATAGTGCATACAGACTTTTTAGCTTTAGTGTGCCAAAATCCGGTCCGGCACGCCAGATTATGGTTTTTACTTGGGCCGATAATCTTTTAGGCATTTTTCTACTAATCAATAAAGCCAAACCCGGCCAGGATGCAAGCTATAGTCCCGAAGGAATAGCACTGGCGCAGGTTTGGCATATTTTGTATAAGGGGATCGGAAAGATAGCTTGCATATCAATATGATAAGGGGAATCCTGAACGAAGTCAAGAAATTTATCCTTCAACAATTCTGAAGATTCTTTTTAGCCATAAGTCTATTGTTTGGCGATGCTTAGTCAATCTCTATCAAATAATTATCATTTTGTCTCAAGATTTATAATTGACATTGACGATAACATATATTATGATTCAAGATCAGAAAGCGAGGTACAAATCATGAAACTCAATTACAGAAGCATCGGCCAGCGATGCACAATGGATACGAAGACTGGCAAACGGTGCCGACTACCCGCAGGCATGATAGCCGGCGGATTGGCTGTGTGTCCTTACCACGTTCACGCTGCTGAGCGGCTGTTCCGAGAAGTCTGTGAAAACAATAAAAATAACCCGGCGTTTCAGCCTGTTGCGGCTGCTGCTGCCCGGGATCAGTCAGAGTGTAATTACTATCATAGCTTCAACCAAGTATGATTCGGGCAGTATCGAACATCACTTTTAGGATAGGAGATCAAAACATGAACACAGCAGAAACGGTAAAAGTATTTGGCGGGCCGATTTACTCTTATAGCCGAGCATGGGCTATCGAAGACGGAGTCCTGGTTGACCTGGGGCAAGATAAAATGCTAGAAGTGTGCCAGCAGCACTATAAACATCCCATAGCGTGTACGGCGGCTGTTTGGGGCATTATGGAGCGGGCAGTGGCTAACAAGCGACACGGCAACGATTTCGCCGGTGTTCTGCATGATATGTTATGGATGAGCCGGAAATACTGCCGTAAACTGGATGAATCAACAGTGATTTTCCAGGTCAAAATCACCGGGGCCGGTCGCCAATCTGTTTATGATTTCAAGTTACTTGTCGGGCCAGGCGACAATGCCGAGCCAGTGATTACGATTATGCTGCCGACTGAAGATTAGGGCTTGTATCACCGGGCCTGAAGGAGCTAATAATTGAAGATAAACAAGACAACTTTCGCGGGTATAAGCAAACGGTATAGATATTTTCGCGTAGAAAAACACAACCGCCCGGAGTGTCCACGACCAGTTTATGATTTAATCAATAATCGGTCAGGGGATTTATTGGGAGAAATATCCTATTATGGCTTATGGAAACAGTGGGTTTTTATTCCCTTTGAAAATACGGCTTGGAGTATTGATTGTTTGATAAATGTAAAAGATTTCATGGGCAGCCTATGAGAAATAAGCATTTGACTGAAGATGGTAAGGTCGTAAGTTTGGCTCGCAAGGACCTGATGGCCGAAGGTGGGAAGTGCGAGGTCGAGTCAAATGGTATCCTGGAAACTGTTGGATATTTACAAGTTGGCACAGACTACTAAAACGAAAGGGATAACATGGATAATACCCAACGGTCGAATCAAAGTGAGATTATGGAAAACCTAAATTATCGATTAGGTGAAATAGAAAAGCTAAAAACCATAGCCTGGGATGTACAGCGATATGGTCTAAATGCGCGTAAATTATGGGACCAGGTCGCAACTTATGGGTCTGATATTAATCGCCTGGCTGGTGAAATGAAATTGTTATGCAAGGACGGCTACTAACACGAAAAGGAGATAACATGAAAGCGAAATACACACCTTGGACCATTGTAGAGCGTAACAATGACAAAATGATTCCAATGGTCAATATAGAAGGCATAACAAGCGGGGGCCACCCTATTGTTATTAGCCAAGTCTGGGAACGCAGCCAAGCTCGCCTAATCGCC